AGAAGTTGGATTCGCGTCTGAATCATTGTATTTAATAAGCTTCGGAAGCATTTTAGTCAAATTAATATCAAACTTGACATTATATTTGAAATCATTATTCTCATAGAATTGTTGACCAACATTACTGCCAGTACCGGCGTATGTTTGATAACCTAGTTTCCAAGTACGATGTCCATGGTATGTGTAAACATCAGTGTTTATCTTCCGAGTTAAATCGATAATTGATCCAACTGGTACAGAGGATGTGTTGCCGCTTTGAAAAAAACTAGGGAGAGATGTGGGTCGATCATTGGAATTTTTTAATGAAAAAAACCAGACCCTAATTTCCTGTGGTGACGGATTTGGATTAAGAGTGGCATTATAAGGTTGTGGGTAAATAATACCAGTCAACCTAGCGGAATGGGTTCGAACTCGATTTCCGATTCTTTCACCTTGTCCGACGCCCTGATCAATTGTTATTCCTGCAGATCCATAAGGTGTAATGGGCAGGATTTGATTGGGCATATTAGCTGATGTATATGCAGCTAGACTTAGAATCTGTGAAGATTCTTGCATCTTTTTCTCTTCTTGGCGAGAGACAACCTTTTTGATAAAGGTTGAGAGACGTTTAGTCTTGGCTTTAGTTATAGCCTTTTTTACAAAAGCTTTAGCAGTTTTTGGCTTAGATCTTCTTTTGAATGCTACCATTCTAAGATCTAGGAAGAAAATAATTTAAAGAAATTATTCTCTAAAGTACTATCATGGCCACCACCGAAACACCACAGAAGTACTCAGGGGGTAATATAGAACCCCTGAGTGACGCCTTTGGCGTCCTACTTTCTCCTAAAATTGAGGAGGAAAGAACAGTAAAAGTTAAAGTATGTAGAAACTTTGTATTCACATCTTATAACAAAGAGCCACCGTTATACGATACAGAGAGTATGAAATTTTTATGTTATGAACAGGAAACGTGTCCACATACTGGTAGATTACATTGGCAAGGTTTTGTATGCTGGAAAAACGCTAAGAGTGGAAAAGCTAGCTGCAACACTCTTACGCTACCTGGACAAAAACCGATTTGGAATGCTCCTATGATTGGTACATTAACCCAAAATGCGGTTTATTGTTCTAAAGAAGGAAACATGGAAAAATATGGAAAGCCGCCCGATCAAGGGGCGAGAGTAGATCTTCTTGAAATAGCTGATCGAATCTTAAACCATGGAGTTTCAGTAGAGGATATCATGATAGAATCTCCTCATTTGTACCATATGTATGGAAGAACCATGAACTCCATTGAAGAAACACGACAGCGCCGGATACGAAGAACCGAAGCACCCGAAGTTATATGGTATACTGGTAGAACAGGGTGCGGAAAAAGTCACCAAGCGTTTGAAGGAACTACTGTAGACAACTCTTATATTTTCCCCATTTTTGATAATGGATGGTGGGATGCATATCGAGGTGAAGAGATTGTTATTATAAATGATTTTAGAGGAGAAATTCCATATGGACAACTCCTCGTTCTATGTGATAAATGGCCTAATAGTGTCAAAAGAAGAGGTCGACCTCCTATACCATTTGTATCTAAGAAAATCATAATTACTAGTGTCCTAACACCACGGGCTTGTTATCCGGGTGGGGAAGAAGATAGCATTGATCAACTCCTCAGACGTATCAAAATTGTAAAATTAGAAGATCGTACAATTTGTTTGGATGATGAGGATGAGGATGCTTAAAACGCTTCTCACTGCGTGCGCTACGCTCCGGTTCGGGCTTCGCTTCCGCAGTTCGATACGCGCGGCACAGCCGCGTGTACCGCGTAGGTTAAAGTAAATTTAATTGTTTGGATTATGTTAGGTTTTTTAACATAATGTTAGGGTTTTGTAATCATGTCCCATAAACCCACTAAAGATCGGTGTACGTATAATCTAAAGTATATTGCATTTCAGCGGGAATTGTACCAGCACTTTGAGTGAATCCGTTAGCATTAACTGATTCCCAAAACATAAAGACAGACTTAGAAGTTGGATTCGCGTCTGAATCATTGTATTTAATAAGCTTCGGAAGCATTTTAGTCAAATTAATATCAAACTTGACATTATATTTGAAATCATTATTCTCATAGAATTGTTGACCAACA